GGGAAATACTAAACCGCTATGAACGCGATGAAGAGAAATTCTCCGGTATGTACCGTGAAGAAGTAAAACCAAAACTTAAACTTGTAAATTCAAAATAGGAGGACAACAAAATGAAAGACCTTTACAACCACATAGAATTCGTACAGGCGATAAAGCCCGTTCTCGTTAAGGATAACACCGTTCCAGCGGCGGCAACCGTTGACCTGGCGGGGTTTAATTCCGCCGTAATCGAACTTTCCATCGGATTAAAATCCGCCGACACGGGGACCATTACCCTCAAGGCCGAGCATTCCGACACGGACCAGTTCGCCAACGTCGCAGCCGCAGACATCCAGGGCGCAACCCCGGCGTCCGGGGTCATCTACACGATCGACTGCGACAATGATGACTACACCAGCAAAATCGTAAAATTCGGTTACATCGGCGGGAAACGCTACCTGAAGCTCACCGTCGCGGAAGTGGACTCAAACGCAAACGGCGTGATCCTCGGTATTGCAGTGATCAAGGGTCACGGCCTCGACGTTCCGGCGATAAAGTAACGGAGGCTCACTATGGCAGACGAAACCTACACCACCAAAGTCTATCACAAGCAAGGCGGCGATGAGCTTGTTGTCGCTTCTGGCGGCAAAATCACCGTGGAATCCGGCGGGGCAATCGAGGCTCCCGGAGGCGCGACCGCCCTTCCTGCAGGAATCAGGCGGCCCGTAATCGTCACCGACGCGGCGACTCTTGCCCTGAAAGCGGAACAGTCCGGGGCTGTTATCCGGGCTATAAAGACATCGGAAACACAGACGTTCGCACTCCCGGCCCCCACAACCCCCGGCCTGGAATTTACGTTTATCTGCGGCCATGCGGACGGGGAAATCAACATCGATCCCGGCGCGGCAACCTACACCATAACGGGCGTGGGCATTACCGTTGCGGCAGCAAAGGACCTTAAAAACACGGCGGCTTCCAACGCTGTGGGCGATTCCGTGACCATCGTTTCTGACGGCGACAAGGGATGGCTCATCACGGCAATCCAGGGGACCTGGGCATCGACGTAATTTAACCATACGGGGCGGGGAGACTCGCCCCATTTTAACCCGAAAAAGGAGGGTTAAACCATGGCAGTAGAAGCAATCGGAAGTCTCAACAACCGCTTCATCGGGCTTTCCACGGATACAAAACCCACGGCAGAAGTAAAGGCAGGGGCCACATTCTTTGAGCAGAATACCGGCTTTCTTTGGATTTTCAACGGTTACGCCTGGGTTCCGAAATCCTTCATGCCGGAAACTACGGTCAACTACAAGCAGATCAGTCTTGCTCAGGCGGCGGCAACCTACGATGTGATGACGGCTACGGCGCAGAATCTCTTCATTGACGCTGTGATAGTTCATGTGCCGGATGATCTTTCAGCGGTGGAGACCTTCACTGGCATTTCCGTCCAGACTAACGACGGTACCCCGATTGAAATACTCTCTGCGGTGGCGGGCGCGAAGGCGAACCTGACAGGCAACTTCTATCACGTCTATCGTGGGCCTTCCGTGACTGCGGGGACAAAGATCATCCAACTCACAATCGGCGGTGGCTCGGCGGGAGCGAATAAGGTTGCGGATGTAACGGTTTTATGGCGGCCAGTCGTAGCTGGCGGGTACTATCTGAACGCATAGGGGAAGGTATGAAACTGGCACTTAAAACCGCACCAACAAGCGAACCGGTCACAAAAGATGACGTAAAAAAACATCTGCGCCTCGCCACTACCACAGCGGAGGCGACGGCCTACACGACCGAGGATGACTTGCTTGATCGGCTTATCGCCACTGCACGGATCATCACAGAGCAGGAGATAGGCCGGAAGCTGATCACGCAGACTATGACCTACTACCTGGATAGATGGCCGGACAGGAGAGAAATCAGGATACCCTATCCGCCATTACAATCGGCAACGGTGGCCTATCGTCTGGAAGGCGATGATGATTATGCCAACACTCTCTCGACGGTGGATGTGGATACCGTAAGCGAGCCCGGCAGGATTGTGTTACAGCCGAACGAATCGTGGCCGTCTGGGACGTTATACAGCGACAAGCCGATTAAGATCGAGTTCGTTTGCGGGTATGGCGATGCCGACGATGTGCCGAAAGGGATTAAATCGGCAATCCTGTTGCGGATCGAAGACCTATATGAGCACCGCGGGGAGGTCGTGGTTGGCTTGACCGTCAGTAGGATAGACGATGCCGTTGACAGTTTACTTCGCAGCTATAGAATCTGGTCGAGGTTTGAATAATGCGTTCCGGCAGGCTAGATCGTATCATTAAGCTCTATAAGGCATCGACCACTACCGATGACTTCGGGGAAGAAATCGTGGCCTGGATTCCCTTGTGCATGACTGGTGACGAAATCGCCACGGGCACCCTGACTATTGGAAAACTTTATCAGATTACCGCCACTGAGAAAGATCACTTCTACGCCGGGTGTAAGATCGGCGACGTATGGACGGCGACGCTGGCGACGGCCTGCAACGTCTCAAACAAGGTCAAACCGGTAACTCGTAGTTATCAGGAATGGGCGGAACGGCTGGAACTGCGGGGCGATGAACGATGGAACGCACAACAGGTTGTTGCCTCCATGTCCGGCAAGTATCGGATTCGATGGCGTTCGGATGTCGGGCCGATGAACATGTTGATTGACAGCGATTCACGGGAATACGACGTGCAGGCGGTGCTGGAGTTGGGCCGTAAAGAGGGGCTTGAACTTTTGGTGGCATCCAGAGGTGAATAATGGCGATTAGACCAGATGATGGGGATTTCGGGAAAAAGCGGATCGAGGACGGTGAATAAATGAGCACCACAAAAGACGCTTTCAAATTCCAGTTGTTCGGCGTGAAGGAGTTAATGGCGGCTTTAGACGAGCTGCCTACCATTGCTATGCGAAAGTCCGCCGTGAGGAACGCGGCAAAGCGTTCGCTCATGCCTACCGCCGAACAGTATAGATCAGCGTTGCCCTGGGCCCCGAAGCCGAAACGGTATGCGATGTCGGAGCACCTAAGAGACAGTGTTGAGATTACCTCGGCATTGAAACGCAGCCAGAAGAAGGACGGACGCCGAGTAGGAAAAGATGAAATTGTCATGTATGTCGGCTCGTCGGCACCACACGCCCATTTGTTGGAATGGGGAACTGATGAACGGCAGCATAAGGAGGCGAAGGCAGTCCCGATAGGAGACGTGGTGCGGGTAGTGCAAAGTACAGGGCGAGTTCAGGCAAGGTCTTACCTAAGGCAGGCATGGGAATCAACGAAAGATGGCGTCATGAAGATATTTACGGATGAGATGAAAAAGGAAATTGAAAAGGCGGCGAAAAGACTGGCTGATAAGGCGGCCAAAGGGAGTTTGACAAAACAGCAGAGGGCGGGATTGATGCGATGATTATCGAATCTGCATTGAGAGCGATTATAATTGCAGACAACGGAGTTAAGGCTGTCACAACACGCTGTTATTACAATTATATTCCGCAATCGCCTACCTATCCGCTCATCGTCATACAGAGGGTGACAGGCAGCCGGGTGCATCATTTAAGCGGCCCCAGCGGTGCAGTAAGGCCACGTTTCCAGATCGAAGCATGGGCGGAGACTTACTCGGCAGCAAAGGGTCTGGCAAATCTTATCAGGAAGGCGCTTGACGGGAAGGAACACACGAAAGACGGCGTTACATTTTCCTGTTTATCACAAGCGGAGATTGACGGATATGAAGAGGCGGTGAATGCTCACCGCATAATACAAGATTACTCGGTGCGTTACACCGAAAACTAAGGAGGAATGTAAAATGGCAATACTCGATGCAACAGGAACAACTTTAGAAATCGGGGGGACGACCGGGGCGGCTGTAACGGCGCTAACACCGGCGGCGGGAAATCCCACAATCTTTACTAAGGCGACTGCTCATGGGCTCAAGAATGGTGATATTGTTACAATCGCGGGAGTGGCTGGCACCGGTGCTGCCGCTCTTAACAAATCATGGGTGGTGAAGTATGTCACGGCCAATACGTTTGCCGTTGATCACGACTCGACGGGCTACACAGCAATGGGGACGGCGGCGACGGCAACCCCAACAACATGGGTGAAGGTCGGCACCATTACCAATTTCTCGATGAACCCTACAGCCTCGGAACGTGACAGGACTACG